ATCTCCTGATTACCCCGATGTTTCACCCGCGTATGTTCCCGATATGGATGAAGTCAAAGATTATTCGCCATATACTGATTCTTTTAATCCCTATAGCCCGCCAGAAGAAAATGGAGAAAACCGTCGCGTATATTCCCCCCATTCACCCGAAGAACCGCCTCCTCCAGATAGTGTTGAACAAGATTCGCCTTTGGAAGAAGGTGAGGAACCCGAATTACAGGTGGGTGGAAAATACTTTTTGAAAGGAGGAGGAAAACGACAATGTGAAGTAACACATATTGGGGATCGTTACGCAAGTGTAAAAACGGATGAAATGGATGGTAATAATGTTTTGGTCGTTCTCAAATCGGATTTGATGTCACCCGACGCGATTCCACAAGTCGATAATTATCCATATACCGAATATAATGCGAACCAAGGACAAGAAGTTGGTATCACACCTACTCATCTACAGGGACAAGCTCCTACACCACCGGTTGTCATTCATTTTGCACCCAAACTATTTAATCATGGAAATGATCATTCGGTAACTACTGAACCACAACCATCCACAACATCGACATCTACGATGATGGATATGAACGACGTGACTCCCATAGAAATTGTCAAACCTTCTCCGGATTTAACCCGCAATTCAGTAAGTAATGATAACAACCACTCCGAAGAAATCGACTTCAGTCGGCCGATCATTGTCAAAAAAGACAATACATAGGCTCACATAGATAAAATTGAATCAATGGTGCAAAATACAATGTTTTACTAAATTATATAAAACCTATCATTTAGTAAAATGTCATCCTCCGTCAGTAGCCGTATTCTTCGTATTTATAAATCCCGCACAGTTATCTTGGAACAATTATCGGAACGCGACTATGCAATCGAGGATTATGAAGGATTTTCCATGAATGAAATCGATGCCATGTTGGCGAATTCCCAGTTAGACATGCTTATTAATCATAAAACTGACGGAACCAAGGTATATATTAAATACTATTTTACCTTGAAACAGACGTCGAAACAGATGAATAAAAAAATCTTGGACGAGGTCATCGAGGATCTCTATACGATCGAAGAAGTTTTGACCAAACGCGATACCTTGATCATTATTATTGACGACGAACCGAATGAAACTATTTTAGACAGAATTCGCTATTTGTATGACCACGACGGTATTTTCGTCATTATTCATAATGTTCAGCGTCTTCAGACCAATATTTTGCGACATGTATTGGTTCCTCATATGAAAATCTTGGATGAGGTCGATGTCGAGAATTTGATGAAGACGTTTAATTTGAAATCGACGTCACAATTACCTGAAATATCGAGATTTGATCCACAAGCACTCGTCATGGGATTACGCCCCGGTCAAGTTGCACAGATCGAGCGCGAAAGTCAAACAGCACTATTTTATGATTATTATAGGGTCTGTGTTTAGGGTATCAGCCCATCATTTGTAAAATGATATAATCTCTATTCGTGCATAAATGTATTTATGCACGAAAAGAAGGTAAATATTTTGTAGAAGAACCGAATTTGGAACTGAAAATATGGAAACATAAGATTTTATCTAATGCCCTTGGAAATACGGCGATTTTATTTAGTTTTAGTTTATTGTTTGTATATATATTCAAACAATGAATTTACATACCTAATATATATGACATCTATTTCGCAACAATACAATATCCCTCTCACATTCAATCCTCCCGATTTTTTTTATTTGACCCCGGGTAGTGGATACGATCCAAATCAATGCATCGCATTTTCGATGGATTCATCCGCATCTTTAGCGGCTTCTCTCGCAAAATGCGCGAGCGGTCAATGCGCGGACTCTGAATATAAACAATGCTATCAACAAGAATTATGCCGAAACAAAGAACTCTTGGATACTCTTTATCTGAAACGCGACAAACATTTAGGCGCTGAACAAAAATTAGGCGATTTCGAAAGACAATATACGTTTAGCTATATAACGACCATGAATTTATCGTTAGGTGTCATCGGCTCTTTGATTTTTATCTATTATATGTTGCCAAGAGGTTCGACCGTTTCGTAAAATATCATTGTTTCGGTTGTTTCGTAAAATATCATTGTTTCGGTTGTTTCGTAAAATATCATTGTATTGTAGTAGAATATAATACAATGTCTTCACAATATTATGAAAATTTCCAACAAATTGGAGGATATTATACACCAGTCAAAGGAACAAATCTTACCGATCCAAGCAATATATTCCTTTTACAGAATACCGTTACAAATAATTTGGTCGATTTCGAAAATATATACGGTCGATATGTACGTTGCCAAGATCCGGCGACCCAGTCAAACGTAAATCCTCCCTGTCATGTGGATACCTCTGATAGTTTCGACCATCTCTATGTTGTCTATGATAAACTTTTGGGATCCATTATCGATTTAAGCAATGCTTTTGCCAAGAATCAAAATCAAAATCAAAACCATTTAACACCAGAACAATATAACCAAAACATCCCCCTCATTCAGCAAAACTATATTAATGTATTGAATTTACGAAGTTCTCTCGATGAACAATTACAAAAACTAAATGCTGAGAGAGCCAATGCATCTGGAACATCGGGACGTCTCTTGGAATCCGCGGCTTTTGCAAATACTCTCTGGGTTGTTTTAGCATCATGTCTGATCTATTATGTTTTTATCGAATTATAACCAAATATTTCTTGGTGGTGATTTTACATTTCTTGGTGGTGATTTTACATTTCTTGGTGGTGATTTTACATTTCTTGGTGGTGATTTTACATTTCTTGGTGGTGATTTTACATTTCTTGGTGGTGATTTTTATATTTCTTGGTGGTGATTTTTATATTTCTTGGTGGTGATTTTTACATTTCTTGGTCCAAGAAATGTAAGTATATTGTAAGTATGTCAAATAATCCATATCAATCCTACAGTTTTCAGGATACGACATTATATACATATGACACATTAAACCAATTTGTGAGTAATTATAATGGCGAAATTGCAAAAATAAAAAAGAAAGCCGAAGAAGATGGTGGATTTTTCCATTATTATCATTTCGAATATTCGCCCAATGGTATTCAAACCACGGACGTAGGACGTATTCCATCGTCGATCATAACATCCTGTGTAAATAATAGGACATGGACTCAATATGCTACACCAAATACACCAGATGCATTTAAAATGGATATGGGTAAAACATATTTAAATACAAAAAAGGCGAATGTTGAATATGCATCGAATAAATCGGAAACAGTCCAAACGCCAGGTTTAGCATATAAAATCATATCTTTCCAAAATCAGATACCACCCTTTTCCGATTTTTTAATGAATGAATCGATATACATAAATAGTTTTACCGACGCATCAAACAATATAATTCCGGCAACAAAAACGGCCACGCCTACAACCGTTACAAGCTCCAAACCGGCAACTCCATCTACAAAAACACCTGCCTATTCCCCATTAAATGCACCTACGGCAATAACGCTCGATCCTACACTCTATAATCAAATCGACCCTGATGGTATTCTAGTAAAACAATTAACTGCTGTCGATGTTTCATCGAACAAATATGTCCCCGCATTTGGATGTGAATGGTATGGTTATTTTTATCCCAACAATGGTTTAGGAACATATACATTTTCCATTTCCGGTATGAATGATCCCAATGGATCTATATTCATGGTTTGGTTTGACGATAAAGCCGTATGCGAATATGTAGGTGAAAATTCGGATTTGAACAACAACCGTGCTTCTGTAAAAATCGATATGACTGAGTCAAAATACTACCCCATACGTATTCAAATGTATGTGAATCTTACCCAAAACCTCCAACCGCAACAAATAAATATTACACTGAATATTGAAAAGAATGGGACTAAAATTAAGAATAATTCGTGTCTGTATCGCATTGTAAATAAGGCAGGTTCTACTTATTACCCCAAACTCCTTTATTATTCATTTGTGAGTAAGTCACCTTCAGATTACAGGGACGGATTATTCAATTGCTATTATTATGACACATCAACGATGTCGTATCCAACACTTTATGATTCGACACAATTATATTCCATTATCAATAAACATAAATTTCGAATGAGAATTCGAAATTCGGAATATGGGTTTAACTTGGATCCACTTGAAGGCGTTGTTGATTATGGAACATTACCCGATGGAACAAAATGGACACCGGTCGATACATCCAACAATTATGCCTATCCTTATGTTTATTCATTGTATCGGTTAAATGTCGATATGCGCATGGGTAAAACATTTCAATTTGATCAAAATATCAATAAAAATGGCGATTATGATATGCGTGAAGTGAATCCGTCATTTTTACAAAATGCGTCGAGTTATACTGAACTTTCCAATTATTATCCGAATATAAAGGCAAATGTTACACAGGCTAAAAATGGCAATTCGGTGAATCAGGGAAAAAATATCTCCAGTTTGAATGGCGAAGAATGTAAAAACTTGTGCAATAATGATATATCCAATTGTTCCTATTATTTTACATACACTACCTTTGACGGAAATCCAAGATGTTTTGTCGATGTTGCCAATTCAGAACCTACCTTTAACCAAATCCCACCACTAGATTCCACAGGAAAACCTTATATTAATGGATCCCTCTTTTTACGTGAAAAGGGATTTGTACCACCCAAATGCCCTGGAATGAGTATGAACTCAGACGGTTTGGTTTCAGATCTCGATGCGATACAATTTAAAACGGTTCGTAATACCGAGGATTATAGCACATCATTTCAATATGCCAACTATTCTTGGGACGCATCTCATGCAATCGTGGATAGTAGTAGTATTGGAATATGCGATCCAAATATAATAAAACGATCAAAACCGATTGCCTATGATATTTTATTTAAGAATGCGACTTATTCGGATTTTGGTAAAACCCGAATACCTAGTATAAATTTTAACAAAGAGGGAATGACACCTTTGGCACCCGCATCCGCACCTTCGCAAACTCCACTTGCACCGAATACAAGCCCCTTTCAAATGGCACCGTTTTCCTTTGCACCATCAGTTGGTGTAACTTATCAACGCGACTCGTCGAGCGTTATAACTGATGCAATGAAAGATACTGCCAATAGCATACGTGCAGGCCAGTATAATCAACAACAATTGGCCAAGATGATGAAAGAAATCAATTCAAATTATACACAACTTACAAATCAAAAAATTCCAAAATACGAAGAAACCAAGGCCATTTTAGAATCGAACCCCGATTATGATTATAGTGGTAAAACATTATTATATTATAATTCGCAACCGGTTCCTACAATTGATCAACAACGCGCCATTGATGCCGATCAAGGGGTCAATGCACAGACTCCTCTCTATGTTTTAGGATCATTGACCGCGGCCACATTGTTAGTTATGGCTCTAGTCATTGGAAGAGAGTAAGCGAGATTAGTATCGGTAAAAAATATATGATTTATAATATATAAATCATATACATAGAAAAAAGATAGAAAAATGATGCCAGGAAACAATGGATATTTTGACCTATCAGCTGTATTTAATGTCGAACAAAATTATTTATATGATATGTGCGGAGCCTATCAATCCGTTAATAATGCCCCTCTCTTGGCACAATATGTTCTTAATTTACAGAATAATTTGAAGAATGTGAATAAAACATTCCAAGACGCCAATACCTCATCCGCCGCCGTCTTGGATCAACAACAACAGATGATAAATATCATCGATAATGAACAACATCGTTTAACTGAGAAACAGGAATTAATTGACCAAGCCAAGATGCAAAATGAGAGGATAGCCATGTTAAACTATACTTATCGTAAAGAATACGGGGAATACACCAAAATGTTGATTGTTCTCATAATAGGTTTAGTCATACATATTCTTTTGCGAATCATTGCGAATACTTTTATGGGGGCTCCAACTGGTTTAATGGTTCTTTTGCATATTATCAATATTGTAGTTTGTATGATTGTGATTACGATTATTTATGCGAATTTGAAAACGCGGTCCCAAATTAATTATGATCAATTGAATCTACCCGGACCCAACGCAGCATCTTTACATGGTCCAGTTACCCCTGCGTCCGCACCTGGTTCAAATAAAGGCCCCCTATTTGGTGTTTGTTTTGAACAAAGTTGTTGTGGTCCAAATACGGTATGGAATTCTACCATGAAACAATGTGATGTTGCCGCGTCGGGTCCAGTTCCTGTCCCGGCGGCTACATCCGCGGGTACCGCGGCTACAGAAAGTTTTACCGTAAGAGAAAATTTCCCCCAAGAAGCCGGATCATTATGGTAAAAAATATATCAATATATATTAGTTTAGTTAGATGTCTTCTTATAAAGAATTATACGATTCCGTCAAATGGCAAAACGATATTATGCAAAACCAATATACTGTCATGCGCGATACGTATTCTACCGACACTAGAAAAGTCCAATTCATGTCGTCAGATATAGAGTTTTACACAAGAGTCAATTATATTTTATGGATCGTCTATTATATCGTTTTTTTGTTCGTCATATATGTGATCTTTTTCGGTAAAATGGCGGCGGAAGGATATTCGACCCAGTTTCAGTTTATGGTATTATTGTTATTCGCCATTTTTCCAATGATTATTACTAGCGTCGAATTAATTGTGTATTTCTTGGTAGCACGAATTTATACATTGATCTTTAGCATACCTTATAGTAAAGTTCCTGGGAAAGATAATACACCGGTTTTTTCGGTTTTGGATATTTTACCACCTGGATACAATCGATAAAAATAATATTGCATCGATATACGATATTATTTTATACATACCCTTATTATCGTGTCATCATATCTCATTCAAGTCAATATCTCCATCCATCCCCTCTAAATCACTATCCACAGCATTCGTGTCTATATCCGAATCCTCCTCATCTCGCATCTTGAGGCGAACACCCGTCCATACACCCCCCTTTTGTTTTCCGAATTCGCGATCCATGAGTTCATGCAAATCTTTCGGGCTCGGCGTTCGAGTGCCGAAATTGATACTATACCATACCTTGAATTCCTCCGACAATTGCGACTTGCGAACCGTCGCCCCCGAACATCGGACAATCTTGTCCAAAACAAATTCCGCCAAATAATCCTGGCGTTTTCGGTAATCATTACTGGCCGCCAATACACGATCACAATCAGTAACCACCCCCTGCGAATTATACGCACGATCCACCAACATCGCCGCAAAAGTCTCGCGCCAAACGGGGAATTTATCCATCAAATTCCGATCCAACTTGAACTGGTGTGGTTTGTTCGGATCTCCCGTCACCGGATTTTCCGTGAAAAGCGATTCGAATGGAACGACACGAATACGACGCCAGGTTCCATGATCTTGTGCCTTGACCACCAAAAGCTCATTACAACAGACGACCATCTTGAACTGCGGAATAAACGTAATCGCCGACTGGAACAGGCCACGGCAAGTAATGGGTTCAACACCACTTACCAGCTCCTTCATCGGACCTTCATTGATAACATCACCCTTCGTTGGTTCCTGCATAACCACATATCGCGCCCCCTTGAGTGAAACAATCTCAGGAGATAGCCCCCCAATTTTTCCGCGACCCTGAGTAATGAGC